TGCATTTCGCTATCACCCTCATCGTAGATGTGAGCAGTGTAAAGCCATTCATTATAGAATTTTATCTTAATGAGGTCTAGTGTGTTGTTGATGTCAATCATGTTTTGCATAAAATTACTTATGCAGTGAACCGATACTGATTATTTTTTTCTGTAGTCTTTTCTGGCGTTTATCGGACTAACAGTGTGCGTATCGTCTTGTTCTCTACTTCTGTGGTCGCGCACAAGTTCAGTTGCGCTAGAGTCACCCACTGTAGCAAACGCAGACTTCATCATATTATGTTCTGCCTCGGTATATGGGTAGGCCATATTATTCTTTCCAGCAAAGCTCTCATACTCCATTTCTACTGGTCCGGTAGTGCTACCGTCTGCCATTGCGGCGGCCTTCATCACTTGATTCAAGTTGTATACACGATCAGTACCGTCGTCTCGGAATCGATATGCCCCTTGTGTTGGTGCGGCATGATGGTGACCCATCTTACCTTTACCAGTTTTATCTTCGGCTATAAACTCAAATGCTCTCATCTTTTATATCCTTTAAATGCACGAATCGGGCTAGTCTTCTCAACATCAGGAGTTTCTTCGCTAGTCATCGTTGCAATTTGAATAGCATCACTTCCGGACAATCCCATAGACTCTAGAGCATCACGAATATATTCACCGGTATGCGGGTCATAACTTACTACAATCTCATTTTCACCAAAGATGTCATCTGGTTGAAAGGGAGGAACACCGTCGTCTCTGCGTTGCTTAGCACCCTTAGCACCGGCAAGCGCTACGCTAAATCGATACTGTAGATAAGGGTCTTGGTTTTTTAGTGCTGGAATTTTCCATGCACCAGGCAAAGCCAACGCAATATCTTGTTGTAGACTTCCGGTGTGTCCTAAGGCAATTTCAGTGATGAATTCTTTGGCTCTCATTTTGGTACTTAGTTTTGCTCTGTAGTTATGTTTACAACATTCTCTGTAGATATCACAGAATCTACGTAGCCATCCAATTGGAGAGCCAGTCCAGGAACATTTGGTCCCATATACATTATTTGTGATGATATGAAGTGCGTAAGAATATCGTTTGTTAGCGGGTTAGCTAGTATTCTCACATTACCGCTAGCTACATCTAGAGTCATGTCATATCTAGATATAGCATTACCAAAGAAAGTTGAGCCGTAGCCAGTAAACTTTACAGCATCATTTGCGTTGTCAATTTGTGCATAGAGTTGAATAGTCTGGCTGTCAGGAGTTCCGTCATCATAACTTCTAATGTAGAATTGTCCTTGAGTGAAGGTGCTAGCTGGTGCCTCGAATATTACTTGTTCGGGAACATTGCCAGTTGTATATGAGATAGTTGAGTTAACAAATGTCGCAAACAGATTTGCGAAGTTGTTGTTGATCTTGCTAAACGCTGTGCGTAGCGGATCGCCCTGCTGATCATTCGGCGCGGCGCCGATATTGATAACTTCTTGGCTATATAGTGGTGTCGTACTCATATTAATCTTCCGCCATTATCTATTATTTATCAAACGGAAGACGGATTACTTCTTCTTATTGTTCCCAGAAGCAGCGTCAAATATTTCTTTTTGTTGTGTATACCAGTCATTCCAAGCTTGATTTTTAGTCTTACATTCATGATACTTTATGTAATTCTCGGTTACTGTGATCATCAAGTCGCTTAGTTTAGCATTAGCAGCTAGTTGACTAAGGGCTTCACACTCCTGTCTTAGTTCAGGTGGTGTAGTTGGAAAAGGTACGGTTACCGGAATAGCAATCTTATGAGCGCATCCAGCTAGAAGAAAGCACGAGACTGCTAATAGTAGAATACTTCTCATTGTTTGTCTTTGCCCATAAATGGCATATGAATACTGTTCTTTAGTTTGTCCAATGCAGAGGTTTTTGTAGCAGACTGTGGTTTGGGCTGCTCCTCTGTCTTGGGTGGAATAGATGACAATGAACTAGGTAGGTCTAATGTAACTGCATGATTGTGTGCGTCTATAACATCCTGAGGAATAATGCAAGTGCTATCATACTTCACTACGTCTCTGTCAATATATTGAATCAGGGCTTGGCCCTTATCGTGAATGACTTTGGTATCTTTCACGATTCGAGTGACCACCTGAGTATTTACTTGTTCCGACTTAGCCTGGGCGATGTCTAGCTTTTTCTGTAGTTGTGCTACTGCTTCTTCTTGAGACTTCTTGTATGCCAATCCACCTTGCCAATACAACCCTAAACCAAACATAATCCAGCCTAGTGTACCTAATAACAACTTGTACGATTTAAGAGTTGGAATAAAGCCGACGAGGGAAGAAACGATAACTAATCCGAGCCCAAGAAGAAGTATCGGAAGAATCAAATGCCCAGCAAATAGTGATATCATCCACATACAGTTATTTATCTTATTTATCTAGGATTTAGATATACTTAGTTAATATCATGTCCTTTGCGCAGTAGCAAGATTTAACATCACATTTGAATGGCTTGTCAAAGAAACTCAATGTGTCTGGGTCGAAAGGTGTAGGATCTCTCCTACAACCACCGCGAGATTTGACATTTACCTCGATGTTCATAGAGTCTATTCCTGCTTCACAATACCAATCCTTAAACTGATTCTCGCCTGTCTTCATCATAAGTGTGACATCTTTTTCCTCAGAGGATCCATCATCATACGTTATGATAGTGTTTAGTGCCTGCATATACTCTTTAGGAATGGTAGGTGGAGTCTTGGTGTCTATCAGTTTGCCGTAAGCTAGACTATATTCCTTTAATCTTTCAAACCGATCAACTCCTATCGTAGTCTCGTCTACTCTACTGTCAACGAGGTCCATAGCATTCATACTGATCATGCTACCTGTATTCTCTATAAGATATTCGGTACCTTCAAGTGCTAGGTCAACCGATGAGGCAACGCAAGTTACTAGGTTGATAACATCGGTTGGCTCATCGTGAAAGAGATTAGACACTTCTGCTAAGTGCGAATAGCTTGCTTTTTGCTGGCTATGAAAAGTCAACAATAAAGAATCAATGACTTTAGCATCTCTCAATCTAGTCCACCACCGAATGGTTCTGCTACCGTTACTGATCATTCTAACCATAGCACCCTTCTCTCTCATATATTGCATGAGTTCAATCAACTTGGGATATAGAGTAGGTTCGCCGCCAGTAAGTTGTATCCAGTATGGTTTACCCTCACACGCCTTTGCGATAGAGTCTATTATTCTCTTGTTTTCTTCAAAGTCTTTCCAGCCAATCAGACCAAGCTTGTGTTCGTCTCCGCAAAATGAGCAGTTGTAGTTGCATTTATCATGGAGCTTCCATTCTACTATTCTATAAGGTAGAGTATCGAATGTCTGCGTTCGTACTGGATTACGCATAGAACTCACACACCTTGTCGGCTATATACTCTATCTCGCTATCAGTAAGTTCTGGATAGATTGGAAGGCTTAGTACACCTCTAGTGAGCATAACACTGGTACTCAAGAAATCTGGTTTTATTAGATTTTTAGCGATAGGTAACTCACTCAATGCGTATGGATAATGAATCTTAGTCTCAATACCAGCTTCAGTTAGGTAATGGTTAAGGTTGTCTCTGTTTTCAGGAGTGTAGACTACAAACTTTTGGTCCATGTGAAACAACATGTCTCTACTTAGACATCTTACAGGTAGATTCTCAAATCTATCCAAATAGTAATGCCTGATCTTCTTGCGGCGTAGCTGCCATTGTGCGATATACCTTGTTCTAACCATTAAGTGAGCGCAATCAAGCTCACTCATCTTACTGTTAGTACCAGGTGTATGATGGTGTTTTCCACCATTGTTTCTATAGTTTAGTGCGAACTCATATATATCTAGATTGTCAGTGACTATCGCACCACCGTTACCTGAAGCATTTAAGTTCTTAGTTGGGTCAAAGCTGATAGCCATAGCCATTCCAATGTTGGCTGGATCAGCCAACCAGTGCTGGGCTCCATCTACTATGACTCTATGATCAAATGTTCTATCAGGAGTAGCACCATACAATCCCACAAAACATGACCTTGGTCCAAAAATGTCTTCGTCATCAGTATAATCCATGAGACCGTTTTTATCAACATCTACTAGCCTCGGTGTCCAGCCAGTAGACATGAAGGCATTCAGTGTTGCAGGATAGGTGAGATTAGGTATGGTGATGTTAGGGGTACTGATAGTGATGTTAGCGGTACTGTTCCATTGAGAATATTCATATCGTGCTATGATCTCTAAAGCCTGTGTACCGCTGTGCGTGACAACTGCGTAAGCAGAACTAGTGATCTTACGCAACCAAGATTCAAAAATCTCAGTCTGAGGGCCGCCCACAAAGATCCCTTCTTTAAGAGCATCGTGGGTAGCAAGTGCTAACTGTTCTTTTAGATTGTTATACTGTCTTTTGAGACCAAAATGGTGAATCTTTGAGGTAGTCATAATACCTTTGGAATCCTTCCTCTATGTCAATCTTTGGTTCGAACTTAAAATCATTATATGCCGCAAAGATACCCAAAGTTCCTCTACTAGGATAACTATCATCCTTGTTTTTAACCTCGATCTCACCTTTGCCTACCACTGAGATGACAACCTTTGCTGCCTCTTTCAGTGTTCTTCCGTAGCCCCGCGTGATATTATATATTTTATTAGCAGCATTACTGCTGAGAGATGCAGATACGATTCCATTGGCAGCGTCGTCTACATAAGTAAAGTCCAGCATTTCCTTGGCTCCTCGAACCTTGAGTGTCTTATCATTCATCGCATTCAACATAAACTTTGCTACTACCCTGTCACTGACATCTCCGGGACCGTATACCGCGCTGGGACGAATGATCGTATAGTCAAGGCAACCACGCTTAGCGTAATCCTGAACCAACCATTCACCGGCAAGTTTCATGATACCATATTGTCCTTGAGGACGGCATTCCATTTGCTCTAGAGCCTGATCAACAAAGTTACCATAAACCATGCTGCTACTAATAAACACAAACCGTTTCACTTTATATTCGGTACAGAGTTCACACATGTTGATCACTCCTTGCACCATTACCTTAGAAGCTGCGATCGGATTAGCACTTACAGTAGTTTGTCTAGGAAAACTAGCTAGGTGAATCACGACTTCTGGCTTATACTTATTAAAGATGTGCTTAAAGAAAGGGTCCTTTGTTTCTACATTTGTCATGTAGATTGATTTAGTCTTGATCTTATTTAGACGTTCTTGTATAAGGTAGCTGTGTTCCGAAGTTGGAACGACTCCGTAGTTACTGCGATTATCAATGATGATTACATCATGTCCTTGTTGTTCTAGTTGCTGAACAACGTTATGCCCGATAAAGCCTAAGCCACCTGTTACTAAGATTTTCAACTATTGTTCCTCAAGTTTTTCCCAATGGATCGGGCCGATATGATTACCGATATACTGTTCACCAGTCTGTAGATCAATCAGCATCCACTTCTCAGGACACTTTGTTTTTACCACAAGAGTGATTGGGTTATCTAACTCTGGAACTACGCTTCCATCTTTAAGTAGTCGTGATCTCATTATTTTACCTCCTAGATGACATGATATGTATGCATAAGACCATAAATATATAGTCCAGCAAAAAGACTGTTAGATGACCATAGCGCAGGTTCTTTCCAAAGAATGCCCAGTGACATCCATAGTGTGGCGGCGATCAACCCAGCCCACTTATTTGCTGGAATAATATCATTGCTCGTAAGAAAGACCAAGGTGACGCTTGAAGCAGTTGCCATCCACTTGATCCACCATGCTACTTTCTTTAGATTATCTGTCATTCAAACTTCAACTTCCAAGACGCCAGCGATTCAGGAGTAAACCAACTATAAACCCTGTAAATCGTTTGGTCCTTTTCCATGTCCTGCAGCACTTTAACTCTCAACTCACCGGCGATATTGTTTTTACTTAAAAACTCTACTTTATCGTTTTCCATGTTTTCTATTGTCCATTGAAGTTGAGCACAGTGTCTTTGTCTGACGGCCTCCTCGCGATGATCAACCTCTGAATCAAGATGTTCTATTATTGGATGTTTGATGATCATACTGCCATATCAGCCTTGATAGTGCCATGACTTTCGTAACTTTGCAATAGTATGTCGGACATAGTGAACTTATCAATCTCCCTTATATTTGGACTCAACACAAGTGCAGGTAACGGAAAAGGTGTTCTTTCTAGTTGTTCCCTTACTTGATCAACATGATTGCTATAGATATGAGTATCACCAGTAGAGATGATCAACTCTCCTACCTTCAAGTTGCAAACATGTGCGATCATATGAGTCAGCAAGGCATAAGATGCGATATTAAACGGAAGACCTAAGAAAGTGTCCACTGATCTTTGATACATATGACAACTCAAGCTGCCATCATTACTGACATAATATTGACTCATGACATGACAAGGAGGAAGAGCCATCTGGTCTAGCTCTCCCACATTCCACGCACTTAGAATATGCCTACGACCATTTGGATCATTCTTGATACCATCAATCAAGTTTTTGACTTGATCAACTTCGTTTACTGTCTTACCATCAGAGGACGATTGCCAGTTTCTCCACTGAACCCCGTATACTCTTCCCAGATCACCTTGAAACGTTGCCTTAGGTTTCCAATATTCTGCTTGGGCATTACCAGTCCATATAGTAGTGTTTCCGGTGTCTCGTGTATCGTGCAGAATCTCAGCTAGTCTACGCTCATCATTGCTTCCTTCAAGGAACCAGATCAGTTCGGACTTGCATGCCTTCCATGCCAACTTCTTAGTTGTTACAGCAGGGAAGCCCTTAGACAAGTCAAATCGTAGTTGACGACCAAATACACTGATGGTGCCTACACCCGTGCGGTCATTTTTCTCTTGACCGTTGTCCAGAATGTCCTGCAATAAATCAAGATACTGTCTCATATTCTTTTCCAAACTTGATAATCATGGTCGCTATATGACTCAACACTAGCGCACCTGTATTTAGATTCTAACTCTATCAGGTTTATGAATGTATCGCAATCATATTGGGTAAAGGTTTTTGTGAGATGGATTTCTGAGATCCATTCCCAGCAAGATTCTATCAACTGGGCACCACCTATTAACCAAGTGCTGCTATTTTTTACAGTGCATTCAGGTGCTGTGAACTTTTGCCAGGTGATGCATTGCGCATCCGATGGCATATCAAGCTGCTGGCTTGACACTACATAATGATAACGATTGGGTAGAGGCTTAAGTGGTAGACTATCCCACGTGTTGCGGCCCATCACAATCGTTGATCGGTTGGTCAACTGCTTAAATCTCAGCAAATCGCCCTGGATTTTGGTCCAGGGCAATCTGTTTTGATAGCCTATTCCACCGTTAGGATCACAGGCTACTATAAGTTTCATAATCCATTTAACAGCTTGTCTGTTTCTGGCTGGACTGTCTCTGCTATGATTTCTACATTAAGAATAAACTCTATTCCTAATACCTCATCGTCAAGTTCAATGAGTTTTCTGCTTAGCATTTCCTCAATGTTTTCCGACAGAATACCTTGATTTATGAGCCGCTGAATATTAATAGTGTGTTGTTTTTTACCTTGTAACTTTAATACTAACTTTTTAATAAACTGCACAGGAATTTTTTGTTTATCAACATCGGCTAGTAATCGGTCCCATTTTTTTATAAACTCGGGCGACATTTACTTTACTAACCTTTATGCAGTGGCGGGTACCTTCTTTGGCCTACCCTTTGGCTTACTACCTGAAACCGGAACTGATTTTGGTTCAAGAGAGCGGGCTTCGGTAAGAAGTCTATCGGCTTCTACTAGAAGACCCCTAGCTTCTGCACTCATGCGCTCTGCTTGCTGTCGAAGGTTAGATGCTAATGCATTATCACCTAATGCGTCACCAGACGGTGCTACAACTGGTGCTGAAACAGTTGCGTCCTTGTTGCCACGCATTCGTCTAGCAACTTGAGCAGCATCTTGCATGCCCATTTGACTATCCATCTCAGCCAGCTTCTTAACGGCTTGCTCTCCTTGTTGCATCTCATCAAGAATCTTGTTAAGATCACTCAACTTGATTCTAGTGTTTGGTTGCGGAGTCATGACGACAAGTTCAGTTTGAACCTTCTTCAACATACCTTCAGCGTGTAGCTTTTGAAGAATGAGTTGTCCGTCCTTAGTGTAAGTGCGGTTGAGGGCATCTGCTAGGTCTTGACTGTTCTGACCAATGTCACTCTCAATACATTGAATCATAGGGTCGTGGATGTTTTGATTTAGAAGCTCCGTATATACTACTAGAGCCATATGTGATTCACCTGGTACTTCACGAAATACTACCGCTACCTTGCGGTCACCGTGTTTGCCAACGTGTCTTAAAAAAGCCATTTGCTTTCTCCTTGTGTATTTAAGCACAAGTATTTAATACACGAGAACGATGTTTATATTTTTATCCAAACTTAAGTTCGTAAAATAACGCTTCTTGTGGATCTTCAAATGTAGGACATCGGACGAGTCCGGGTGAAGGGAATGCATGGTCGGATTCCCCATTGACGGTAGAATACCTACCTTGCAACTTTTCTCTAATCCATAATAAAGATTCAG